CGATTTCACAACAAGGGTTGCATCCCCAGTCTTTGTCGTTTGAGAAGTAGAATCCGGGCTCTCCAGAGCGAGAGGCTTCGACTCTTTGCCATAAATTCATGAATGTTGGCTTGTCAATGCGATGACGCATTACAACTACAGAATTGTTTGCTCTTCCTCGCTGAGGGTTGAGTTCCCACCATGCTCCTGCTTTTGCTCCAAGCATCTCTTCGTCATCAGCCGAGAAAAGGGAAATAAGAGCAGCACGACGGATACCTCCCGCCAAAACTGCATCCGCAATGTGGCAGATGATATCATGCACCTCAATAGGAGTGAGTTTGTCACCATTTTCTTTAGCATCTAAAATTCCTTCTACTTTCACCAAACACTCTCTGAGTGGTTGTGCTCCCGGTGCTTTTCCACCGGATGTAACTAGTCTCGCACCTTTTGGACGGATGTCTGAGTAGTCAAAACGTAACCGAGATGTACCTTTAAAATAGGACATGACTAATGCCTTCACAGCATCAGCCCAGCCCTCTATCGAGTCTCCGACAAGAAAACGTCTAGTTCTCTTTGATGAAGGTCTATGGATTTCTGGTAGTTTTTCAACATGGTGGTGTTGGACTGAATAACCAACTCCTGTTCCGCCGAGAAGCAAGAACATGATCTCTCCAAACACTCGGGGATCATCAGCAGGTGCAAATGCGCAGTTAAAGATGCGATTTGGAGAAACCTCGATTGGCTTACCTCCAAACTGCATTGAGCGCATCGATGGGAGAACCTTCTTGTCGTAAACAAACTTATAGTTCTCTCGAATCTCTTGTTCTAAACTGGGAAATTTTTTGATGTGCATTTCCATGTTTCTGGTAACTAATTCATCCCAGTTTTCTCTACGCTGCTTGTCTTCGAGATAACGGGCATACTTCATGTGGACTGTTATGTCCGATAGAATTTTCTTTTCTAAATCCATTGTGGGCTCCTATTGTGTTTTCATTTGTGAATATTTTTCTTTTAACATAGTCAATGCATCACCTGTTGTTTGCATTCTCTCGGAGTTTTCATTCCGATCAAGAACTTTGATTGTCACATCGGACCAATCAACAAAAGCGTCAAAGACAAGACCATCTGGTCCATTTCTGTTTTTAGCGATAAACAAGCGACCTTTGTTGTCTTGCTTGTCTTGTACTGTTCGAGACAGTGAGAAGATGAAGTCTGCCACGAAACATTTGTTGAATGCTTCGGAGATTGCTTCCATTGTAATGACTTCCGCATTGAGCCCACTACGGTTCGTTTGAGAAGCGGTCCAGCATGGAATTTCGTAGGTTTGTGCAAGGCCTCGTAAGCCTTCATAAGTTTCTTCCAATTCGTGACGCTTTTCACCTGAACTCCGGGTCGGTCTCAATAAGTCAGCATAATCAACCAAGATCATGTCGGGCTCAATCCCTCGTTTGCGCAACTTCTCAATGTGATTCTTGATAGTTTGCACAGAAGCTGATTTGGTTGGATATTCCTTGATAATTAGCGTTCCCTCAAGATCTTTTACCTTGTCGACGATTTCTTTTTGTCTCATTCTGTGATCTTGGAGAGGAACATCGGAAATACAGCAATCAAACCTTTGGCCCACCACCGTGTCTTTAAGTTCGAGGGTATAGTAGACAACAGTCTTTCCTTGCAATAACGCTTGAGTCGCGAGATGGACCATGACCATAGACTTCCCAGCACCGGTAGGAGCAATAACAACACCCAGTTCGGATTTTCCAAGACCTCCCTTGCATATCTCATCCATTCGAGACCAGCCAGTTGTAATTGGATTTCGTGAAATGAGTTCAAAGCGTTTAAGCAGGTCTTTGCGAAAATCATGCCCAAAGTTATTGTCGGTTCCAAGAACTAGGGCCTCCTTGATCACTTTCTCAATCTCTTCAAAAGAAGATGATTTGAGCAGAGAGGCGGATTTGATCATGGCTCCCTTTAACACTTGCTTTCGGCAAAAGTCAATTGCCTTATCTTTGATGAACTCTGCCTCTTCAACACCGTCTGAGGTGTGGATTCTTGCATAGAACTCTCTGACAGAGTGGGCAGTGGCTTTATCGTGGTGATTTAGCTCAGTTCTCAACAAAGTCATCATAACCTCAGCATTCGGGTGAGTGTTATATTTGTCGCGATAGTTGATGAGAGTTTGAGCGAAGATTTGAAGATATTTCTTCTCAAAAAATTGAACGTCTAGCACCTCGGTGATTTGATCGAAAAATGGTCGATCCTCCAACATCAGTTGGCATAGGTTCTCTTGGAAATTCTTTCCGAAGCGCATAAAAGTTTCTTGCTTATCATTATTCATTTGTCCTCCAATAATTTAATGTATGCTTAAGTATAACCTGTTCAGGTCAAAGTGTCAAGTAAATTTATCTTTTTATTTTGTGAAAAATTTGTTGCAATGCTGAAAAGTTCAGACTACCGGCGTCATCGTCAAAAAGCATTTGTGTGAATTTTATTTTATTGAAAAAAGGTTCAAAGTCGACTATGGCCTTTTTTATCAACTCCCTGTTCATAGGTCGAATATTTGGATATTGTAGCTGCATGATTGCATAATTGTCTTTAATGAGTTTTTCATTGTTCTCGATGTTCTCGTGGATTTTGAGTTTCTTACTTTGCATGGCGCAATCTTTAATAATATCTGAGACTTCATATTCGTCTTCTCGAACAAGATAGGGGAACCGTTTGGCAATGGTTTTCAAACCTGCTCCTCTGATTCCGGGCAAATTGTCGGATTTATCTCCCTCAATCGCTCTTGCAACAGCAAAGTTGTTTGGGTGGATCTTGAAGTCTTCAATGATGCTGTCTTTTGTGACAATTTTCTTCTGGATGGGTCGATAAATCTGAACGTCATCTCGACATAACTGAAAGAAGTCTTTGTCGCTTGAAATGATGGTCTTTTTCCATCCGTCATAGCGTGGGTGATTAATCACCAAGGCGATGATGTCATCCGCTTCTGTAAAGTCTGCTACAAGTTGAATCACAGGCATTTCGTTGAGATATTCCATCAGTCTCACTTGCTGATAGCCTTTGTTAGCTTCTTCTTTCTCTGGTGGTAATTCAACTAAACGTCGGTTGAATCTCACAGGTTTCCGCCCACCTTTGTAGTCCTTGTTTATTGAACGTCGCCGTTGAGAGCCCTCATGGCCGTCCCAAGCGACGATGATCTCATCAGCGTTAAAATCCCTAGCCACCTTCTGAAGGCTCTTTAGAAAGCCTATGGTGCCTCCTATGGGCCATCCTTTTTTATCTAGATGTGGGCTTATGACATAGCTCCGTAGAAACATGTTCAGTGCATCAATAATAATTACATTTTTCATTTGTCCTCCAAGACTGTGTAAGTAAATTTAGGTTTTGGGAAATGCATTTCGACTGTGTGCTTGCCTACTCTCATCGCAAACTTAAGATCGTTTTCCCATAAAAGAATGCCCACATATTCAATTTGTGTCTTTGGGCATTTGCATTTAATTTTTTTCATTAGGTGTCTCCGAACTTATCGGGCCCCCATGTGTTAAAGCATCCATCGTCGTTTATGAAGTCAAATGGAATTTGATTTATAACATAAGATTTTACTCCATAGTCATAATCTCCCTTCATCACAACATCAAGGTGCATGGCGAGATTATCTGCCATCCTTTCTGCTTGTTCCCAGTTTAAGGCAACGCCTCTGATTTTATCTTCAGTTTCGCTTTGTGGTCTGAACCAGACAAGGTAAACTCGTTTCATATGTCCTCCATAACTATTATAACAATATTATAACATGTTGTGGAAGGTTTGTCAAGCGAGATTTACAAAATTTGTTATTTATTTTTTCCCTTACCATACATCAACAGCTGTTGGGAGATTTCTCCCTTTTCTATAGATAGCATGAGTGCATCGGCTTTTTGCAAGTTCTCTTCTGTTTTTAGATCTTTGGGGTGGCTTTCATTATTAGAATCCAATTCGATTTCACCAAAAGCAATTCTAAATCTCTTACCAGCTGCCTGACGGAGACGCATCTTCAGTCGTCTTTTGCTATGTGCGGTGGCCTCATATTTTAAGGTAGACCCATTGTTAACAATATTATATTGTACAGTAAATTGCACTTTCTGATCCTCAGTAAACCAACTGCGTGAGTTGTATGTCTGGTGTAGAGTCGGTCGCTTGAATAAACTTTGGTTTTTATAGGGTTCAAAACCACGTTGGGCCAAGAGTGCGTCCAAAGATTCTTCTCCTAAGGCTTCCAAAATCATTTGTTTTAGTTTTGCTTCTGTAAGTTTCATAGATGATCTCCGTAATCTCTTTAAATAGTGACTTTAAAACAAAAAAAACCCCAACTCCGAAGAGAAGGGGCTGATGAATTCCTTCAGGATTTAACCTTCTTCGGATTCGCCTTCGAGACCGAAGTTCTTGCCCTCAGACTCAAATTTTCTAATGATTTCATCATCCATGATGTCAAGCACAACAGAGCGGAACTCTGGGTCTTGGAGTTTTTTGATCCACTGCGATCTTTGGAATTTGTATTCCTTGCCGTCTCGGTCAAATATCTTGTTCCAAGCACCAGGCTTGAAGCGGTCAGAGCCAGACGCTCTCAATGCTTCCAACCACGATTCTTCATCTTGAATGCCAACGTCTTTGCCCCAGAGAATCTTAAAGCCACATGTGCGACCTTCAGATCCGAAGCGAGACTTTTCAATCTTAACCTTAACTTCAGAGCCAATGCGAAGTCCGCTTCCGTCTAAAA